CCATCCAATTGGGGAAAAAGTCAAACCCCATTACTTTGTTGGAAAACTCACGACCAAAAAGTGACAATCAAACATTTAAACCTGGTTTGCCCAGGACGAGTGTTTAACTCGCATTTCAATTATTTCTGATGAACTCATATCCAGTTGCTTTATTTCTGGCAATATTTGTAGACTCAACGGGAGACTATTCGTCTGTTGAGTTGTTACACACACTAATGACTTCTCTCTTAGAATTTGGGAACATTTCGTTGACCATTCACATAGAGTTTAAGCTGACCGCAAAGTTTGTCTACGGGAACATCTCCATGTCTAAACACATCGGCAGCCCAAGCGACGTAATACTCAGTAGAAGCGGTGACTTTGTCCACCAGATCTTCTGCTGTGTCTAACTTAGGACATTTGATGTTCCAGACCCTTTCTTTGATCTTGGCCTGGACGACATCTTCGGTATGGACTTGTTCCAATTCCGTGAATTTGTCCCATTCGTCGCGATCAATTGCTTTGGTTTTCCAAGTCTCTGCGGCTCTCTGAATACAGATGCCGCCGTCAGTGGACAAGAGAAACCGAATTTTAACTCCTATGATATCGAGATATCCTCCATTTTCCAAAACAATGGAAATAGATTCTGGCTTGAATGTTTTGCACCATGTTTCGGTCTGCGTCTGATACGTGGAATTGAGGAACAGAGCACCTAGGTGATCTGAGCGCCAAAGGCTTTTGCCGGCCTTCAAATCAACTGCGCCTAGATAAACCCTAGCCCTTGTAGTTTTACCACGATAACTATCCACAAGCACACCGGAATCAACCTGATTGATGCGATCCAGATTTCTCGAGGCAGAGCGTACGCTGCCGCGACCCATAGGCCTGCGAGAGCTAGAACGACCACGAGTTTTAGAACGACTCGTACGGCTACGATTTCGGGCCTTTCCGCCTCTTCCTCGTCCTCGTCGTCCGGTTCTGGGCTGACTATTCGAACCCGTCGAGAGGGCTTGGAACGCTCTAACAAGGGGGTCGATTCGCTTCGAGCCTCTTCTACCTCTAACCATTGTTGCGATTTCAATTTGAGAAGTTCTTGTTCAACCTCCTTGAGACGATTCAATTCTGATACTGTGATCTTATCCTTATTTACAAGAATGCCAGACTGTGAAGAACTTGCAGACATAAAATTTAAAAAGAGAGTGGTGAGTGAGTTTCATCGCCTGCAATGCCCAGCACGCAGAAAAACCCCTCTTTAGAAGAGATAATCAGGAGACGGCATCCGATATATCCTCGGTTTTGCCTTCTTAGAGATCTTCGAAAATTGAGACCAAGTCAGGTGACTGAGACTATCGATAAATCCGACACACATTTCAACGTATTCGTTGTTTGATCTAGTGGTGTCGGCTGAGAATGCGATAGTTTCTTTGAGCCCTGAGTCACGCCATTCTCGAATATTGTCCCTCCAACTTTTTTGAACGTCGACGAAGTGTTTTTCATCGCGAATGTGGTGGCCAATAGACTTATGCGCAACTCTTACAGGATTTTTGTACATCCCAGCTCTTGAGACAGTGGTTCCGATGAATTCGGCACCGTCCCCAATGTCCACAGTCTGTGTCATCCCGAAATAGGTTAGAATATTCTTCCTTCCTTGTTCGTTCTCTTTGAGACCGCATTGAACGACAAGATCATCGTCGCCTTTGGCGGCCTCAATTTTCTCTCCGACTCCTGTCGTTAAGTCTTGAGAACACATTGTCTCCAAGGCGGTGTTCATAGATTTTGTGTCCAAGAAACCAGAGCCTTTATCTCCATTGATCTCTCCCTTGAACAATCCGGGAGCCCAAAATTCTGTTTCTCGCCTCCACTTTTGGAAGTCATCTATATCAGAATCTTTCATTCCGAACTCATGCATGAGACATTTCTCCGCGTACACCGTGACTTCATTTTGTTGAGAATCGAACGACACCGCATCCACGACTGCAAAACGTGCGCTCTCAGGCATCTGTTGTATAGCCTGTGTCAACCTTGTTCTAAAGTCCAAAGCGCTTTCACGGTCATCAATGAAGTAATTGGGCTTCGCCCATTTCTTCATTCGATAATTGAGGACACGGGCCCAAGCAATCCACTCTAAGTTGAAAATCGGGGGCGTTTGCATGATCCCTTGTCCCCCTTTGTCTAAATTCAACTTATCATTTTTAATCGGTTTGACTTGAGCTTTTGGTGAGAATATAGCCTTGTCTGGCTTCAACGTATGCCAAGTCTTTTCAGCTCGAACGTGATAATTCCTTTGTTTGGCGGCTTTGAGCGCCCCATGAATGATGAAATTCTCCTCCAACTCATCGATAGGTTGCCTTTCCCAATTCGCATGGAATGTTCTTTTTGCCAAATCTTCAGCATATCTCTTGTTCTCCGCGTGTAATCTCGGTTTCGAAATCAATCTTCCGTAGCGTCCTGCTGCAACAAACGTCTCCATCGGTGTGGAATCATAATGACACGCCAAACCGGGATTTATTTGATGGTGGGGCTTTCTGGGAGCTTTCTTGAGCTTTCCTGCTCTCGTTCTTTCCCAGATGAACCCTTCCCAATTCAGCTTGACATTGGTCGGCTGTGGTTGTCCCGCAAAAGGCGCGTCGTCGTTTAGTCTCATCGTTTCATCCTTGTAAGCTCCGGAATCATCAATAAAATCTCTGAGTAGATACATGTTCGTTCCAAACCGTAGTTTAGAACGATCAATTGGATCTTCCATCGGCAACGCTTTCGGATCCGTCATCCATTTGCTGTAATACGGCCGACGGTTCTCAGCCAGATTTCTGTACTTGACGTCCCAATCAACATCGTGTATTCGTTTGACCGGTTTCCAACCCACGACATCCAGGTACTCAATCTCACCGATAGTTCTCAACTCTTCCAATTTTCTTTGGAAGTGATTGATCGGTCTGAAGTACTTGACGTCGTAGCTTGTGACATCTGGAACGATCTCGGCCATAATCGGCTCATGAGATTTGTCTATTGCATCTTGAACAGTCTTGACCAGGTTTTCGACGTCTATCTTGGGTCGGTCTGGAGGCAATTCTTTCTCCGAGACCACGAAGATATTTTTCTCCCTAGGATATTCGTAGACAAATTTACCGTCTATCAGGCTCAATGAACTTTCGGAAAACACTTGGCCGAATCGCCGTACTTTCACGATTGGCGGATCGACCACGGTGACATGTTTTTCCGAGTGGAACAATATCAAGCCGGGTTTTATTCCTTTCCGCACCATCGGACTCATATAGGTGGGTTTTAAATCCACCAATTTGTCCGGATTCGACCCTTGATAAACGACCAACGGACAGGTCTTTTCCATGAACTTTATTGCATAACTCATTGGAATTAATTTCTTATTGTCCACGGTCGGCAAGGGCTTTTCCTTAGCCCCGACCCATGAGCAGAATCTTCCTATCATCGATGTTCTGCCCATCAGATCGTCATTCGAATACAGAGTCCAAAGGAAAATCTCGACTTCTTCTATCTTTTCCGGATACTTATTTAAGAATCCGTCAAACACACATAGTTGGAACTGATCCCGAACGTTGACTGTCATTTTGAATGCAGCCTCTTCGGGTCCAACATAAATGTCTGTCGCAGACAGAACCTCAACGAAATCGCCTCCTCTGACGGTCAGTCTTCCCTCTTTCTTTGCCTGATTTAGCCGCTCATTGAAGATACGTTGTAGGGCTGGCATCTTCTTTGAAACCTCGACTTGTTCCACAGTCGGCCATGATAGAGATGAAATGAAGTCAATGTTCTCCTGAGAATCAAAATAATGTTTCTCCGCCAACCTTTCGGGAATTGGGTCATTGATGGATGCCGGACACACCACTATCGGCGCTTCGCTACTTCTTGACAAGGCAACACAAGACATGCCGTGAGCGTCTATGACACCACCGTCGTGATCTGATGCGGACAACGCAGAATTTTTGAACGTCAGACCTTGAGCGGTTCTCACTGACAAATTGTCATCTGTCCCGGTGGTGGATGTGCATCCAAAAACTACCGGGGCAGAATTGTGAGCGAAAACCATTTGTCTGAGAGTTCCTCTCTTTTTCAAGTCAGGAAGTTCTACATTGTACTCTTCCACGGTTTTTCGGATTGGCACATCTTTGTCTTCTCTCTTTGCGATCATTCTGTATTTGTAAACATGATTCAACATTTTGGTTCTCCACGCCCCCAACCTATAATTGTATACCAGTTCGTGCTCTGGCATGCTCTTTAAATCTAGGTCGGGCGCATCGAGGCAAGGCGTCCCTTCTCCGTTTTCACGACGAAGAAGGGTCTGCTTATAATCACCCGCTAGAAGAATGTACTGTGCTCCGATAAAAATGGCAGTTGCTTTCACAATGTCCCAATCAGCTGCTCCTGCTTCGTCCACTATTAGATACTTGTGGTTGGATCGTTTGGAAGAATAGTATGTTGTGTCAACTGAAAAAGTCCTCGTGCCTTTGTTGATCACATTGCAGAATTTGTAGTCATTTGTTAATTCGGCAAATGGGACAAAGATGGCAACCGATTCTCCAGCGTCCTCTAATTGGGCGGCCAAGGATCGGATCAGAACGGATTTTCCGGTCCCCGGACCTCCACTCACATGATCTATTTTCATTTTAGTGGAAATTCCTCCTTGATTGGTTTCGAAGAAATGTTTAAGATTGCGGATCGCTTCAGCTGCTGCATTTGCTCCCACTCCAACGTGGAAAATTTGAGCTCCGACCAATTTCGTGACCAATGCTGTTACTTGATCTTGGTCGAAACCCACCGTCACCTCATTCGATGTGGAATGACGATGTAATGCAAATTGTTGGCCTTCGGAAACTATCCCTGTTTGGGACAGCGCTCCTGACGCTCGTAGGCCGCAAAGCATACACGGATTGTCGGCTGAAACTTCTTCTTCCTCCTGTTCTGGAATTGCTAAGGTAATCGTCGTGTCCTTCAACTCTTTTGGGTGTCGTTTTTCTACCCTCACCTCCGGTTCACTAGGCCACTTGACGTACTGATAGGATTGTTTGGATTCAGTCAACCATTTGTAAAGATAGTAAGCTGGAATCGCCAGGCCTCCTGTTGCCAAAGTGGCACCGGTCGTTGCAAGGGTTTTCAACAACAATTTCAGGTTGGTTTGATAGCCATCCCGCAACTCCTGATTTTCTTCGATCTCGCTCAACATTGCGCGTTTATTGAAAATCTCCATCAGGCATGCTAAAGAAACTGCAGTGACCTGAGTGTCTGGGAGTTCCATCGCGTCAACTAACGTTCTAGAGCCGGTGTGAAGACCTCGTCTGATCTGGTTAAGAGTAGTCGCCATCACGGAGAAGTCTAAACTCTCTATCGGTTGGGACATTCCCCAATTATAAAGCTTCATCCAATCAGCTTCCAAAACTGGGAAATACTTCATTGGACCCAAGGCCCCTGTTATCCTTGAATACGAGGCCATTATGTCACCGACTAAGACGCACCGTCTCTCTTTCGGCAATTCGAAACGTGAAACGACAGGATCTTTTCCGTCCGATCTCCACATTCTCAACACATACATCTCTCCGACTTTATAGACGATTTCCGAATCTATATTGAAATCGTTTCCGGGAATCCGTCTATTCAAAGCCCACCTTTGCCAAGTGTGCCATTGATTGTCGTATCCGTTACCAAACCCATTTTTCCAGGTCACACTGACTCGACACATTCTGTCGAACAGCCATGGCAACAATTGATCTAAGATCCCCACCATTATTGGTCCTAGTTTCAAGAGATCTAATGAGATTCCGAAAAACATCTCCAAGGGGTACTTATCTTTAGCCAATTTCTCGGCCAATTCCTTGAATCTGTCCCACGAATGTGTTATTAGCCAGACTAAGAAGTTGTGCAATGCCTCGGTGAAACCTCCTAACGGGATCAACGGCGTGAACAACAATATCTCAGGCCAAATGTCATCTAGAAGTTTTAAGACGACATCTTGCGGGGGAAGATACCTCCTCATCTCGTAAATGTCAGAAATCGACGCGTCCGGTGACAACATCGCGTCCGGGATGAACAAAACGGCATACCCATACTGATATCCATGTGCGTTCCAATCGCTTAACACCTCATTGGCTGACATGTCGTACAATGAATCTTCATATAGAACTGAAGTGTACGGTTTGTCAGGAATTCCTTTGAAGTGAATCCTAGGCGTGGGCCCAGTGTCCGCGAATTTGAGCAATTGCTCCAGACCTCCAGTTTGCAGCATGACAACTCCAACTGCCTCTCTTGCTTGTAAGGCGGTCAAATTGTTGAACCGCATTCTGGAAACCACCCAATTTGTTGTGTCTTCGACCATTCGGGCGTTGTCTTTGCTTTCCTTCATCGCCACATAGAAATCGTGTCCTGCGTGACTCCACCAACGTCTAATTTCGCGGATGGTGGCGCCAACATGTAAAGTGACCGAAGCGTCACTTCTCTGAGGGTACCTACGATCTAAGTATGTCCTACAGAATCCTCTTGCGACTTCCAAAAATACGTGAGTGCTCGTGTTCTCAGAGGCTTGAGTCGACATGATTTGGAAACCGGCATATCGTCCGAACTGTTTTAGATCTCTTGGAGACATTCGGATCGGTGTTGTCGGGGTGTTTGCTAAGTCTTGATTGAAAACCTCCAATGCTTTCAGTTTCGCCATGTCAACTTGATTCACTCTCGCGGATTCAGCGACCATGTCTACTGCGGAGCCTGAGGATCCTACGAGAATTTCCGTGCTTTCCTTCACGATCCTATCCCAACATTGCAAAACCTGCTTATCATTAAGCTGGTCCAACTCTGCCTGGGTTTTTGGATACGCCCTATTGGACTGGAAATCGTCTTCGACAATCTCCGTTTCTGGCGGCTCCTGTATAGGATCTGCTTCCACTTCAGGGTCCTGTTCGACCTCACGGGTATATCCTCTCTCTTTCATTATCCGCACCATTTCGAACGGACAGATGTAGTCTTTGTACTTCTCAGCCATGTAAGGTGGCATCTCTTTCAATGATGCGTAATTGTTGATGACATTAAAATCGACAATATGCCAATCTCTGTCAGAAGATTGCTCGAATTTCACCAATCGGCATCTTTTCTTTCTCGATTTAGCATCAACTGCGCGGTACATGACGAATCTTTCTTCCATTCTTTCGACGAATTTCTCCGCGGTCATCCTTGTGGGGTCTCCGAGTCTCATAATGCCCATCTGCATCCAACAGTCTCCGGCTCCTCCAACGAGAATTGGTTCGGCCGGGAAATGTTCGGATTGTTTCTTCCACGAAGCGAAAATGTCCACGGGAGTCCCTTCGGACTGTGGAGCATTTGGTGTGATCTCTACGTCCATCAAAGGGGGCTTTAAACAAGCTTTTGACGAAACGTTCAACAACTCGGTGATTTCTGGAACAATGGACCTCTTTCTCTTGCCAATCAATGCTTTTTGCTGCACGACCAAATTGTGCGCCGTTATTAAGGGACCGAAACGTCCCCAATTGTCAAACAACGCTTCTTGTACGATCGTGTCAACTTCCGGGTTGACCATCACCGAACGAACGGGACGTTGACCCGTGCATCTCTGGATCCCATAATCCGCTCCCCAATTGATTTTTGGTCGGTCATGTGACCCTCTGCAACGTCTGCACCTCAAAGTAGACACGACGACCTCCTCTCCGTCTGATAGGAAATATTCAACGACGGCGGCCGCCGGACAGATGTCGCAAAGTGTTTCACAATGGCCCTCTTCGGGGACCGTTGTCTTACCGTACAGACACGTTTTCGGCCTGGTTTCCTCGATAAGGGATTCCACGGCAACTTTGTAAAGATATTGAGCCCTCCTTAGGGTCATCTCGACATGTTTAGGTTTCTTTGGAACTACAACTCTGGCAGTCTCCTCTGCCTGAACAATGTCTGATTTGGTCGATGGATTCAACTTGGCTGCCGAGGGTTTCTTCTTTTCCAATTTGAAACCCAAGGAAAACAGCTCCTTGTGGTCTATTACGACTCCCAAAGGAACTGTTTTGTCATACTTGCGGACCAGCGGCAAGTTGTTGTAGGTCGGTAGGTTTGTCCGGTTCAATAAACCGACAACTGATTCACTCAACTTCAGTCGATGTCTGTATCTGAAACTGCTTGGCATTGAACGTAAAGGGTGGTGATGTTCGAACATTTCGAAACACAGAGAGCACAGAACAGCGCACCAGCCTTATTTTTATTCAATACTATCCCCTAATTGATCTTTTAG